TATATAAAGCAGTACAGGGAATTTCCCGACCGTCTGCACTCTCTCAATCCCGATTATGATGACATCATCCTCACACAGGAGGATAACTTCCGCTATGTGGGCAAGGTCATAGGCATAGCCGAGGTGCCCGACGATAAGACCTGAATCACCATATAAAAAGACAGACCCGCCGCAAATATGAACGGCGGGTCTGTATGCAAAACTTTTCTCTGATTTTGCGCAGTGATATCCATCGGTATCCGATACACTGTTATCGCTGCTCAGAATAAATCTATCTTTTATTTAAATGGAGCACAAAAACGGGTGGTATCCTTTCGGTATCACTTTGTAAGAAAAAAGGCATAAAAATACGAAAACAGAAATAAAGAAAACGCTATATACTGCGATTTGTGATAAAGGGATTTTGGGGAAATTTAAGAAACAGTTAATAATTCCCCCTCCCCCGCCCCCTCAAACCTGCATCACAAAAGGCTTCCAAAAATCACCGGTATCCGAGCGGTATCAGATTTTAAACAAGATCAAAAATCAGCGTTTTCAATAAGAATGACCCCTTTTTCTGCACACCCTGCACAAAGGAGATAACACAACGACCTTTTCTTTTCCGTATTTTTCTATATATGTCCTTTTTCTGAAAAATTGCACCGTTTGACGATACACTCATTTTGTGGTACCATCAGAAAGGAGCAATTCATGAAGTACACACTGACAGCACAGGAAATAGCCGATCTCTGCGGACTTACACCATCCTCTGTGAATTACCTTTTCGGGCACGGGAACATAGATGTCCCTCATATCCGCTTCGGCGATCAGCTTCGTGTCATGACTTTCCCATTCCTTGATTATCTGAAGGAGAACGGACGCAATGAACAGAGATTACGGATCAGGCAGTATTGTGAAGGTCAAGGGGCATAGAAAGTGCTGGAGGGCGCTTGCACCCTCGGGCACTGACAGCACCACCGGCAAGCGCTCCCGCCCCCTTATCGGCTATTACCATACAAAGCACGAAGCCGAAGCCGCCCTTGCCGCTTTCCTTGCAAGCCCCTACTGTATACACGAAAGCGCAAGCTTTGCCGTAATTTTCTCCCGCTGGATAAAGCGGAAAGAGGCGACAGGAAAATCACAATCCACCATAAATGCCTACAACGCCGCCTTCAAGAGATGTTCACGCATTGCAGACATACCGGTGAAGAAGCTGAAGCTTTCCGACCTTCTGCAGGTCTTTGAGGATAATTCCGATGCAGGCAGGAGCACCGTCAATAATATCAAGATAGTCATTGACGGGGTCTTTGAAACGGCGGAGCGCTTCGAGTACATCAACAAGAACTACGCCCGCCTTATCACCCCCGAGGATATGCTCTACACAAAGCCCGCCGAGGAAAAGCACCACCCCTTCACCCTGCCGGAGGTCAGACAGGTGATCACCGCTCCCAGGGATATAGTCACCGACTGCACCACCATCCTGTTGTATACGGGCTTTCGTGTCAATGAGCTTCTCACCATGTCACCGGATAATGTCTTTCTTGATGATATGTATTTCAAGGGCGGTATGAAAACATCAGCAGGAAAAGACCGCATCGTCCCCATACATCATGAGATACAGGGACTTGTAACCGAATACCTTGACAAAAGCTCCGGCAGGCTCTTTCCCGTAAGCAGTCCCAAGCTTGCAAACGCAATGACAGAAAGGTGGTCTCACCTTCCCCACGATACCCGTCACACCTTCATATCCCGCCTGCAGACCCTGCACGCCGACAGGATATGTATAGAACGCCTTGTAGGGCATTCCACCTCAAATGTCACCGAAAAGGTCTACACTCACAAGGACCTTGACGAACTGAGAGAGTGTATAGAAATGCTTGATTATACTGCATAATAAACTCATCACCGCCTATGTTCCGGCGGTGATGTTTTTTTATGTGGTAAGCTCCGTTATGGTATATGCAAAGGATGTCCGCTTGTCTTTCTGCCCTGTGGGCATTGTGGCAGTAACGGTCACTTTGTAGGTCTTGCCGTTGGCACTGCTCACTGTCCACTGCACTTCGGTGTCGCTTATTTTCTCCACCGCTGTGATATGCGGGTTTATAAATCCGCTGATCCCCAGCTCACCGAAGCCGCCCTCTTTCAGATACCCGTTGAAAAAAGGATAGTCAACTGTCTGCATTCTGCGTTCCCTCCACTGCTTTGAAGATAGTTCCCTGATATCTTGTCAGGAGCGTGTTCCCGTATGCCTTGCCCTCTTCGATCTTGTTGTCTATCTCCATCTGCCGCCTTGACCGCCTTGCAAGTTCTCCCGTTGAGGGTATGCCGCCACCAAGGGAGGCTATCATAGTATTCCCTACCCATCTGACCTCACAGTCTGTCAGTCTGTAGCCTGTTGCGTAGCTATCCTGTAAAAAGCTGTAATTATCTCCAAGCACGGGGATATTATATATAACGGCGTTTTCTACCCGCCATTCCTGAAAAGTTGTACTACCAACAAAGCTAAAATTTGCTGCGGGCTTTGCATATGGTGCAAAAGTACCGTTTACTTCAAGGGTGGTATAGTTTGTCACATCTGTTGCGTATGGGTACATAGTATCGGGCAGGGGTGCAAAACTGGCAGTCCCCGGATCTGTACCATGTGCATAATCGGGCATACCCACAAACAAAGCGTGTTCATATTGGAAAGTACCGCCTCTTTCAAGATATGAGTGCTGTGATACCTGATGCCCGGGAAGTGTGCTTGCATTATTGGCATACACAAACACGAGCTGATTTACATTGTTCACTGCGTAAAAGCCGCCCATCATCTCTGAGGCTTCGGTCAGAAGCTGTATCAGCGTTTTTCCTTGTATTATATTAAGAGGAAAGCCGTAATCTGTGGGGCTTTCAAGACCCGACAAGGAAAGTCCCCGTCCTGCTTTTCTTACCTGTTCAACAATTCCTGCGGCAGATATGTAATAATTTCCTTCGCTGTCATGCCCCGTGTACCTTCCAAGCGTGCAGTCAACAGGCACATCCAACAGAGCTACGCTGTCAAGACAGGTGAACGTTGTGGTATACCTCCCGACATTTCTGTTGTTTACCCAGAATATCTTACCTCCGTCAAGTCTTACGGGTGCCGCAGTGTGATCAGGGTACGGCACAGCGGTATTCAGTACTTCAAAGCTGAGCTGGGATGTGGATACACCGCTCACACCACATTCCGCTATGCTCTGAGAATAATGAGGATCCCCGAATGAAGATGATAATACTGGTTGTGCCCAATTTATCGTTGTTCCTGTCCAGTAGCCCATTTCCAGTGTCATGTGTCTGCCTCCGAATTGAAGTTGCCGCTTTCCAAAGACAGTGCTTTCAGCGCAAAGGAAAGGCGGTAATACTTTCCGTTATAGTTCGCCTGCACCTGTGTCTGGTCTATCGACTGCACTGACATAAGTATACCGTTCGGATATTCCGGACAGGTCAATGTCACGGCTCTTGTTATAAGCGCTGTCTTTATCCTGTCGAGATCCGATGTATCAAGCACACCGGTCGACAGGGAAAGGCTGAATCGCCGCCCTTTGGATATCTCTACTATCGAAAAATCCCATGCTTCAAAGCTCTCTGCTTCATTATCCCATGACGGGTCATATCCCGTGAGCGTATCAAGGGTCACGGCACTCGCTCCCGAAGCTGTTGACTTTATCGTTACCGTGATACCGCCATTTATCCGCTTATTCACATTATCACCCCTTTGCGCTGCTGTTGGTCTGCTTGTTCTGCAGGTCTTTGATACAGGTCATAACGGCTTTTTTATTGTCTATCCATATATTTATGGGCATTGCCTTTATCTGCTCCGACAAGGATGACGGCATTTCAGACACAGCTTTCTGCACATTGCCGATCGCTTCCGCTGCCAGCTGATACACATCATATACCTTTGCCCCGAAGCCGCCGAGATCTGCTATATGTGCCGCCCTGTCGTATTCCTCCGCAGCAGCGGTCGTTTCGCTGTCGACGATGTTTTTTACCTCATAGCCTTCAAGAGGCGTGCCTTTCAAGCCTTCTTCAAAGCCCCTGAGCCATTCGGAGGCTGTCTTTTTCCCGTTTTCGTAGCCGTCCACATCCTCAAAGACCTTGTTTATATCCTCTGTGAGCTTGGTATCAAAATCAAGTTCTGTCTTTGCAATCTCATAGGCGGTATCCGCATAAGCCTCATAATCGTGCAGATATCTTTCCCTGTTTCCCGCTCCCATCTTCAGCAGCTCGGAAATGTACATCGCACGGGTATCAAAGTCCATGGAGAATATCTCTTGCAGGTGTCTTGAAGAAAGTCCCATTTCTTTGAGCTTTTCAAGGTTTTTCTGATAATCCCTGAGCTGTTTGAGCTTTTCGTGATAATCCGAAAATACGAGCCTTTCCTTTCCGTTTATGTCCGTGACCTTCTGCGGCTTTTCAACCGCTCCCATGATATCACTGTACCGCTTTTCATAGGCTGTGACAAGCTTTTCGGCGGCTTTCTGGGCGGCTGTTATTATCTCCTTCTGCTGCTTTTCTTCCTTTTTTATCTGCTCTTGTATGGCATCCGCTCTCCCGTCTGCTATCTTGCTGAAATATTTGTCGTATAATTCCGGGTCTTTGTCGGCATATGCCGCAAGAGCCTTTTCTTTTTCGTCAAGCAGCTTATCAGCAGACCATTGTTCGACCTTCGCCTGATTTTCAAGCTCGTCCCATATGCTGTTTATCTCACTTTCCCATGCCTTGACCTGTTCTTTATGGTCGGCGGTCTTCTGCTTTTCTGCCTTATCCTCTATTCTCTCTTTCCGCTTGAGGTAGTCACGCAATGCCTTCTGATAATCATCGTTCATCTCGCCTACACTGTTTTTGAACTGTTCAAGGGCTTTTGCGTCCTCTTCAAGCAGCCAGTTTTCATCATGACCTTCGTTGAGCTGTCTTATTTCGTTTTGTACAAGTGCGTTCTCATAGGTCTTTTTTGCCGCATCGAGCCTGTCTTTTTCTGCCTGCTCTGCTTTCTTTCTTGCATCCTCGGCAGCCTTTGCCTGTTCATCTGCGGCTTTCTTCCTGTCCTCCGCTTCCTTTTTGGCGTTCTCCTTCAGCTTCTTGTCCGTCTCATTGTACGCCGTCCACCATTCTTTTGTATCCTCCTCATGCTGCACAAGAAACTCCATCCTCTGATTCCAGTATTCGTTATAGCTCTCTTTGTCATACTTAAACAGCTTGTCCCACTCGCTTTCCTTTTCTTCGAGCAGTTCTGCAAAACTTTTCTCGGGTCCTTCCGGTGAAGGCTCCGGCGTGCTGTTTTTCCACTTTTCTATCTGAGAGTTAATATACTCGTGGTACTCTTCTACACTCCGCTGAGCCCGTTCAAGTGCGACCTCCTGTTCGGCTGTCCTCTCGATGGTCTCCTCGATCTCCTTTTCTCTTTTGCCGCCGAAACCATGGTCTCCGGTGTCTGCTCCTGCCGCTGTTCCCGCAGCCTTCGCACCTGCTTCCATACCACCGAATATCCATTCCGACCATCCGTTTGTAACGCCTGCAAGTATATTTCTTATGACCTCGCTCTGCCCTGCTTTCACAAGAGCGTTTGCAAGGCTTTCAACAGTCTCTTGGGCTACATCGCCCCAGTCTGTTTCCTTCAGGTCGTCACCGATCTTCTTTGCCGCATCTTCTCCGGCTTTCAGCAGGTCATATATCGCTTTGTACAAGCCGTCCTGTATTTCCTGCAAAATATCGGGCAGCTCTCTCAGAAGATCCGGGAGCCCGTTCCATAAGCCCTCTAAAATAGCCCCCGCAAGTCTTACGCCTGCATTCACTATCTCTTCCGTGTTCTCTGCAATGGTGTGCCCTATTTTTGTTATACATTCAATGACCTTTGGGAGCAGCTCGGGGATCGTGTCCGCCAGTGTGTTTATCAGGGTCACAGCCAGTTCGACCGCTGTATCGGCTATTGCCGGCAAAGCCTTCAAGATGCCCTCTGCCAGCTTCGTTATGATATCCGGTGCCCGTTCCCCCGCATGATCTGCGATCTTTTCCGTAAGCTCCGTGACCAGCCCGAAAACCACATCGACATTGTTGCTTATCTCGTCCACAAGAGCCTCTATGACCAGAATAAAGCTGTCTGCGAGCTCATCCGCATTTTCAAGCAGCTCCCCCAGGTGCGGAGCCGCCTCACCTATAGCCAGTGCCAGACCTCCGACCGCATCCATCATGGTGGGCAGCATATTTTCGGCTGCTGTCATGCCCGTATCAATGAGATCGTTTATCAGGCTGTCAAGATCAGCCGTAGGGTCTGCAAGACCTACAAGCAGATTCTGCCATGCTGCCTTTACTGCTCCGGCAGAGCCCTGTATCGTTTTGGAGGCTTCCTCTGCGGTAGTCCCTGTGAGACCTATATGCTCCTGCACTTCATGAATGGCAGTGACCACATCGGCAAAGTTTTCAATGGAAAGGTCTGCGGCTTCTCCGTTCGCCTCTCTCCAAGAGTTCACATCGTCAATAAGGCGCTGCATCTCTTTCTTTGTGCCGCCGTACCCAAGCTTGAGATTGTCCAGCATGGTGTAGTTCTGCTTTGCGAAGCCCTGATAAGCATACTGTATCGACTGTATCGATGTGCCCATCTTGTTTGCGTTGTCGGACATATCAATGATAGCCTGATCTGCGACCCTTGCCGCTTCTTCAGTGTTGCCGCCGAGGGAGTTTACAAGGGAAGCCGCAAAGGATGTGACCTGCTCCATGTACTGGTTGGCGGATATACCCGCCGTGCCGAATGCTTTTTGTGCGTTTTCCCTGACCGTGGCCTCTGCCCCGGCAAAAAGTGTCTCGACACCGCCCACGAGCTGTTCATATTCACCATAGGCATCCGCCGCTTCCTGAACGAGAGACACAGCACCCTGAAAAGCGGACTTCAATACATCCACCGCTCCCGAAGCAAAAGCCTTCACAGCATCCGCTTTAAGTATCTCCTGAAAGATGTTTATGTCCTTTGCACTTTTCTGCACGCTTTCATCAAGCTCATCGTAGGCTTTGCCGGTGTTTGTGAGTTCATCGGAGTATTTTTCTATCTGTGCCTGTGTGCTTTCTATCTCTCTGCGGTAGGCTCTGTATTCGGCTGCGCTCAGGTCACCATTGGACAATGCTTCATTTGCTCTTTCTTCCACAGAAAGGAGCTGTGTCATTTTTTCTTGCAGCTTTGCCACCTCTTCACCGAGTATCTGATATCTCTGGGCGCTGAGTTCTGCATTGCCGGCGTTGCTTTCAAGGTCTTTGTCAACGGTCTTCAGCTCACGGCTCAGAGACTTGATATTCTTTTCGATCTCGGATGTGTCAAGTCCTATCTTGGCACGGTAATCATTAGCCATTCTTCAGTATCCTTTCTATCTCTTCATTGAGCTTTTCCTGATATTTGTCCCTTATCTCGGGTATCTTCATAACAGGATCGAGCATAAGCCCTGTGTCGTGCCCGTGTACGACTATACGGTGCGGGAAGTTCACAAGGTGGACTATTTTTGGCTTATTGACATTTTCTACCGCATATACCGCTCCCTTGTAGTTATTTGAATCTATCCTGCTCCCTGTTGCACCATAGGCTTTCTTTCTCCAGCCCTTTTTAAGGGGGATATTGTTAAGGGAGTACACCTTGTTCTGACCGGTCGAATGGGATCTGCTGAAAAAGTATTCCCTTTCGCTTTCGGGGGTGTTCTCCCTTATCTCCTCAAGCATTTCCGTTTCAAGCTTCTTTGCCGCTTCATCTATCTTTCTGAGGTTGTCTTCGCAGTATTTCTTTATGTCAAGAAGTATCTCCTCACCCATATATCCCATGACCGCACCTCCTATATGTTACATTCAAGAGTGCTTATCCTGTGCATATCGTGCCAGCATTCATCAAGGTAGTCTTTGCCGTCCTTCGTGCGCAGTATCTGTGCTTTCATGCTGTCTGCAAGTATCATCCAGTATTCTATGATGTTAAGCTCTGCCTGTCTGATGAAATCTACCCCCGAATAAGTGTACACTGCGTTTTCTGCGCAGGTCATGACCGGGAGCTTGTCAGGCTCCGGTGTGTCAAAGCTTATGGTCTCCGGTATCATCAGATAGTCCATGTTCTTTTCTCTGTACTCGTTTATCTGCCTCAGATACTCGTTTATGAACGCCTCACCCATATCCGGCAGCAGGGGAACACTTGTTCCCGAATACTTCTCCATCATCTCACCGGCGAGGCGGTGCTTGTTCCTTGCCGCTGTCATACGGTAATAGTCGTTCTTGGTGGGTGCGGAAAGGATCACCGTTGTTTTTGGTATGGGTATCCCTATGGCAAATTCGGGCAGTGTGAATGGCAGTATGTTCATATTTTCTCCGTTCGGGTATGAAAAAAGCGCACATTTTCATGTACGCTTGAAAAAATTATTCTGTATTGCTTTATTATCCATGTTTATTTTCTCCTGCTTCTAACTTTTCCGACTTTTGTTTTTCTCAGATACTGCATATAGTCGCACTCGGGCTTTTCTTCTATTGTTCTGAACTGACGTTGCACTTCTCCGGCATAATCGTTGACAACTCTGCTAAATTCGTCGATAGCTTTGATAAGTTCCTCGGTTGCGGCTTCTGATATTCCTGCATTTCGCTGTACCATATTATTTTCTCCTTCCGGGTATAAAAATACCGCATAGCTTTGACCATGCGGTATTACTTTATGCGGTTGTGTTATTCATCATTTAGCAATGTGATCTCTTTTATTGCTGAAAGAAATATCAACGGGCCACCTTCGCCATCGACATTGAGACATATAGCATCTTCATTAACACTCTCCGGATCGTCGGGATCAAAATTATCCGCTGCATCGCATACAGCATCGACTATACCTGTAAATTCCGAACCATTCTTACATATAACCTTTACTTTTTCACCATCTGTATTATGTAAGTCGATCATTTCTTCCCCTCCTTATGTGCAGGAACGCAATGTGTTCCTTTTTTGGAATAGTGTATCGTCATTCTGTTGGTGCTTTCTTTCGTGTTTTTTTCTTTATCGACATTTACGCCGATCTCTTGGTCACATTTAACGACTTCTCTTATATGATTTCCAACAGTGTAAATCGTCCCTGTCGTTGCCTTACGGTCTACTTCATTCTGTAATACACTATCCGAAACGGTAACATAACTATTGCCCTCTTTATATTGTGCAGTGCCTTTTCTATGCGTATTTTGCTTCTGTGGGCGTATTTTTAAAGGCAGCTCTCCGGTCTCGATCTTTTGCGATAGTTCGCTGCGCCGTTCTTCAGCGTTTGTATTGACGGGAAAAGACATATTATCCGGCACATTGTCGATTATCCTACCATCCTCGCCGTGTATCTCCTGCCTCGCCTCAATTGTACCACTTTCCCCCTCATCTGTCAAGGGCACCTGCACATTTTTGCCCATCTGTGCATATGCGTTGGTGTTAGGTGTGTATATCTGCCCGGTTTTCGGGTCAAGGAGCACATCGTTTAGCCCGAGCTTTACAAAGTTGATACCTAAAGGCGGCAGGTCTTCAAGCTCTCTCACCTCATCAAGCTGCATGAAGTTCTGTGAAAGTGCCGTCGCATAGGCATTGTACCGCTGATTTATGTCGCCCCTTGTCAGCTCCCTTGTATCAAAAGCAAAATAACAGTCTCTCTTTTCCCTTTCATAGAGAAGGTCAGTGTCAAGAGCTGCCTCTATTATGTCTATCACGGGCAGGACAGCGTTTTTCACCGTTTCCTCCGTGAGCATACCGTCATTTGTTCCAAAAAGCTTCATAAGCTCCTTGTCGATGGTCTCCTGTGTCTGATTGAGCTGCATATCTACAGATGTGCTTGACAGCTCCTTGAAGTCAGAATCCTTGGAGTTGAGTATGAACATGGTGTCCCGGTCGTTCTTTGCTCCCCACAGTGCCGCCCATTTCTCCTTTATCTCCTCGACTACATCCTTTTTCAGACCGTTCGTCCGCAGTATGCCCCTTTTTGCACCGCCGGAGGATACCTGTTTTTTCTGATATTTTATAAGCCCGTATGCAGTGGCTATCATTTCAGGATTTTCTTCAAGTATGCCCTTACCCCCGCCGTAGCCGTCCGTGTTGCGCAGTATTTTCAGCATTTCCCATGGTTCCGCTGTTCTGCCGCCTATGTTGTAGCGGTATATCTTTTTTATGGGGTCTGTCCTGTTCACATCACGGCTTATCTCCTCGGAGGCTACATAGTACAGTCTGTACGGGAGAAAGTCCGTCCCCCTCCTCTCTATATAGGCGTATGCCGCTCCCGTCAGTAAAAGGTCTCTTACCCACGCATAGCGCATATAATCGGCGCATATGGTGTCCCCTGTGTCTCTGTTGAGTATATCCAGCCGCCTGTCCTCTTTTATCTCCTCTACACCGTCCCCTGTGCGGCGGTACAGCTTTATCGGGAGCATTGCCACCGCTCCCGCTATCATGTTCACACATCTGCTCACCATCGGGATCTGCATTGCCGTTCTCACATTGACGGGTTCATCCCCCGAAAGAGCAGACAGCACATCGGCGTTGTTCTCGGCGTTGGTAATGTTTAATATAGTCATATTCTTTTCTTTATTGCCCACTGTGTTCATCTCCGTTCGGGTATAATAAAAGCGCACCCGTGGGTACGCTTATATTCCTATGAAAATACCGCAGATGTTACTCTGCGGTGTCGTATGGATCAATACTTGGATAAGACCGTTCTAAAGCTCTGTTTACGTGCAGGTAAGCGAGTAATACGTTCATGTTCCTTTTTAGCCTCTGCTTCAAGCCGATGTATCTCGGATTGCCTCTCCTCCGGAGTCATATTCCTTATTCTGTCAGAGATAATGACATTATCATTGATAAAGACTTCACGTTCCATACTCACACCTTTCGACAGAGTAGAAAAAGCTGTTGAAGAAAACGGCGGCAGTGTCAGCTTTCAGCTGTTTGGTTCTCTGTGTGAGAAAGCTCTTGACATCTTGCTGAACAAGTATCTCGGTTAGCCCACATATTACGGAGATGCTGAACTGACCGTTCTACAACGTTTTCGGGCTGCCCCCATAGATACATATCTCTCATCATTTTACAGTATTCGGTAATTGTTTCGACAAGGCGCTCTGTTCCGGCTATCAACAGAGCGTCATTAATTGCGTTATGTCCGGTCGCTATGCTCCCGTATGCTTTTGTTATTGCCGGAAGTATCTCCATAGTACATATACGGTCATATTCTTCTAAATTTGGGTTTGGAAAGACACAACTTTTCATCCTCACACCTCATCTTTTATTCTGCTTCTATAAGCCCCTTTTCGATTGCCCTGCGCTTATATTCGTTCAGGCTCATACCATTGGCACCTTCGGGATAATCGGGATCATCACGCTGAACTCCGTCATCTTCCCATCCGCATATAGGGCATATCTCAAACCAGTTTTTATATTCAAACTTGTGTTTGTTACATACAGGACATATAAGCCCATCTTTTTCCCAATTCATTTTAAACACCCTCAGCTTTTACCTCGAACATATCTGCAGCATGCAGATGTTACTCTGCGGTGTTGTGTGGGTCAATACTCTGTCATTTTTACTATTTCAGAGTAACTGATATCAGGATCTTCAAGGGCTTTTAACAATTCGTTGTATTGGTCTTGTGTGCCGTATTTTTCCACAATCGCAATTGTCCCGTCTACAAAGTCGGTGTACGCATACGGCACCTCCCATAAACGTTTTTTCAAAAACTCTTTATCAACAGTTGCCATTATGGCTACAGCTCCTTTTTATCAGTTATGATATAGTTATCAAACTCGATGATGTCAAAGTCGTAATAAGCGTTCAACTCGGCAGAATATATGCGGTTCCCCGTTTTGTTATGATAAAGATAAAACTGCCTGTTTATCTTCTTCCTAACTATGCTATATTCCCTCTTGCTGATTTTAACAGATTTACCGCCGTTTGTCAAGCCCTTTGTCCTGAAAGTCCCGTCCTTGCTTCTTGGGTGCTTTGCCTCAAAATCATCGGAGCGGGTCTCCGTCCTTCAAAAGAAACTAAGCTGCTTCTGACTTTTAGGCTTTTTTGTCCCCTCATGCCATGTCATACTCTTCTTATTTGAACGATAATAGGATTTTCCGTTGATGGTAATTTCTGTATGTCCGTTTTTTGTTGCATCAGTAAGTGCATTAAACAACTTTGTTTCTGATTCTTTACGGCTATTTTCAAGGGATTTCTTCCTGAGATTATCCATATATGCAGAATGTTCACCGCTTATTCGTTCTGCCTTCTTATATGCTGTGTCTGATTTATTACCCACAGACCTTGCAGGACCAGCTACATCTACGCCAACAAAATGCTGACGTGCATCCAATTCGTTAGATGAATATTCATATATTTTTTGCCTTGCAGTTGCTTTTTCGGCAACAGTAAGATTTAGTTTTCCGATTTCATCGTATTCCGAATTATATTTTCTTTCTATCGCACTTCCAGCATCATAAAACAGAGAGTTTCTGCTGTTTACTCTGTTTATTATGTTTTTATCGAGGGATTTTTTCGGAGCATTCCATTCACTGCTTGCACCCACGACTTCACCTTTGCCCTTTCCCATGGAGTAATACAGCCCCATGCCGCCGCCTTTGCCGCTTGCAAACTGCCCGTTGCTTGGATCGTGGTAGTGATTATACCTCTCCTCATACTCCCGTGTCATTTCCTTAGCCTCTGCAAGGAAAGCCCGCACCTCGTAAGCCTTACCCATTCCCTTCATTTTCTTTATCTTCTCACGCATAAGAAAGCACTGGACTTTGCCCCTTACGGCTTCACGGTACCTTCTCTTTTCTTCATCCTCCGGAGCTGCTGTGTTCTCTTCCTCATAGTCGTTATAGCTCCTTGTTTCCGTTTCGGCTCTGCACTCTACGGATGTGCCGCAGTATGCAGGCGTTACAGAGAGTATGGATACCTCCGAAAGGTCAAGAGCCTTTATTATCCTGCGCTTCGGGATATCCCTGCCCCGTTCCTCCATTATGCCGTCCTTCTTCACAAAGCCGAAAGACCATCCCGTCAGCTTGTTTTCCGCTGCCAGTGTCCTGAGTTCTTCATCCTCCGTCACAGCTTCGGCATAAAGACCGATATTGTCCTCTTTCAGCGTGAGAGTACCATCGGCAGTAGAGCCTATATCACGCTTGTGATTGAGCTTCATTCTCACCTCGTGCCCGTCCGCAAGAGATGCCGCAAAAGCCCCTGCCTCTATCTGTTCCACGCACCGCCCGTCACGGGTGTTTATCACTCTGCTGTCACGCCCTACGGCGTTCACATAACCGCTTATGTGCAGGCTGCTGTCCCTTATTTCGATATTCACTGCGTTCATGCTTTACCTTCCTTTCCTTACACTTCGCTTTGTGCTTCGTTCCTTTCCGCCATGGCTCTGAGCTTTTCCGCCTCTATCTCCCCGCTGTCTGCTTGTTTGTGGTGGTAGGAGCAAAGCGTTATAAGGTTTCTCTTTTCGAGCCTCATGGTGAAATCGGCTTCAAGCGGTGTGATATGGTGTACTTCAAGCTCCTTGCTGTTATAATACCCGCCTTCAAGGCATATCTGACATACTCCCATATCACGGAATACTATCGCCCTGCGGGTGCTTTGCCATGCAGAAGAACTGCGGAACCTTTCCTTGTTGCCCCTGTTCCGGCTGTATCTCTCCGGCGGCGGCTTTTTCGCACATTCATAGCCCCTCGGATGTATCCTTCCGCAGTATCTGCACGACTTCATCATGTTCTTTCACCCTTTTTGGAGCGTGTTTGCGGCTGTTTCCCGCTCCCACGCATGAAGGCTCCGGATGGAGCCTTTTTGTTATTCGCTTTCAACGATCTTCAGCTTGTATTCCGTGAGCTTGTGCCCCGAACTCCAGAGCGTGAAGCTGTCCTTGCTTTTCTGCGTGTTGTCTCCCGCCAGCACAAGATCCGCAGCGACCCACCGCACGAAATACCCGTCGGAAAGTCCCATGTTCTCTGCCTCTGTCACATCGTCGGCTGTGAGTGATCTGTCGTTGTATTCAAGCCCCGTTATGGGGTCAACTCCCACCGAAAGACCTATACCCAGCCACTTGTGAACGCCCCAGTCATTGCGGCCGTCAAAGTCGCTGAGGTTTTCCACCTTGTCAGAAAGAGTTATGGTTATCACATTGTCCTCAATGGAAACACTGCTTATCTTTGCGGTGTTTGCCGCTCTTTCGCTCTCATTGTCGTTTGTTACCGCTGCATAGGTCATAGTGAAGGGGTCGCCCGCCATAAGACCGTAGTCCTTGAGGGCTGTCATGAGAACGGTGAGCGCAGTGCGCACCGCTGCCGCATCTGCATCGGAAGCCGGAGCTGCGATATTCGGCATTACTCCCGCCGAGCCTTTCCCGAACTCAAGCGCACCGTTTACCACCCACTTCTCGCCGCTCTGCTCCATACGGTTTTCTGTGTTGTAGCTCATATACACTCCCCCTTATCAGGTCTCCGTCCACTTTGCTATGAACGCCTTGCTCCCGGTCTCCTCGGAAACATCTATTACAGTCACCGCCGTGCTCAGATCATCAGCGGTGAACCATCCGCCGAAGGTGAAGCCCTCACGGGTGATGTCCGTGGATGTGGGCAGCGTTATATCAGCGCCGCTCCCGTGTGTGTAGGATGTGGGAGCTGTGTACTCATCATCCCATTCACCGCCGTTCATGGCGTAGCTTATGGAGTATACCGTCTCCGATGTCACGGGCAGTGCGGGCAGCCCTGTGATGGGAGCGAAAACAAACAGGTTTCCGGCTGTGTTGTAGGGTGTCACGCCGTATTCTATGGGGAACGGCTCAACGCTCGTAGGATTCCAGTTGATGGTGAAACCGCTGGTATTCTTGCCGAATGCCACAAGCACATGCTGTGCGCCGTTGGTCTTTGTAGCCTCGACAAATATGATAAGGTGATCGCTCTGGTCTGCGCCGTTGATGCCGCCCACAACTGTAACGCCGTCCTCGTTGGTGTTTGCAAAGGGATAGAGCCTTGAAATGGTCTCGCCGTTGGAGTTGAAAAGAGCGCTCGTCATATTCGCCTTTTCATCAGTCACCACATCGACCTTCATTTCTCCGAGATCGGACTTGTCTTCAAGCTTCTCTGTCTCTACCTGCACTTTGAATCCGTTCTTGAGAAAACCGAGCTGGTTGTCGGCGGTGCAGTAGGTCTCAACAAGGGTCTTGATGGCGGATTTGGTTGTAGGCATAACAAAATTTTCGGGAATGGCTGTTTCATACAGTGTTCCGGATCCGTAAAATGTTCTTCTTTCCAGTGCCATAAAATATCACTCCTCATAAAATGCTTTAAAATCAAATTCGTACCTTGAATATAACAGTTCTCTTTCGCTGTCATATCCGGACTGCTTCTTATATCTCCCCGCACCCCGCACATCCTGCTCGAAGCTTTCAAGAAGTGCGGCATCATCTTCATTCATGAAGTCATGGAACCATATGTATACCACTACCTTGTAGTCACAGTATTCCACACATTCATCTGAGCCGTCAAAGCTCTCTGCGGGTACATGGTATGTTGCAAAGCGGTGTGCCTGCGGTATAGTCGACCACTTGAAATACCTGTACTCCAGTCCGAGTTCTGTCAGTATCTCCTTGATATCCTCAAGGTCTTTCTTGTACATCGAACATGAACCTCCTTGCCCTGAATATGATCTCGGTGTGTTTCCCCATCTTATCATCAGCAGGGGACAATAGCTCATATACATTGCCCTTTTCATCCGCTGCCCTGCATACCGTGGGGTCTATCGCCATGAGTGCGCTCTGATAACGGCAGCTTATAGTCACCGTGAGAGCGCCTACATCACCGCCGTTTGCGATAAAAAATTCATCGCCCGAAACTCCGTTGATGTATGCCCGGCAGCTGAGAACATCGGTATATGTCTTTCTGTCGTCGTCTGTCCTCTGAAAGGTCACTCTGTTTCTCATAAGCTCCGGCTTCATGCAAGCACCACCTCCGCAGACTTCATCTGATTTATGATACACGCCGCAGCAGCGTCAAGCTTGTCGTTTGCGGCAGTCAGGTCATTACTGTCGTACATATGCTGACAAATGCACATAAACAGGTGATAAGCCTGCGGGAATGTGTCTATCTCCTCATCCGTGCGCCCGGTCATATCTCTTATCATGGCTCTTGCGGCAGACATGATAGGGGGGATCAGGTCATCATCCGTGTCATAGTCTATCCGGAGCCTGTTCTTGACCTCTGCCATGGTTATTTCCGATACAGTCATTTATTCCTCCCTGCGGGCTGTGGGGCGGACTGTGCCGCCCCTTCTGCGCTGTTACATGGATGCAGTGATATAAGCATCATTGTTTACAGGTGCACCGCCGAACCACAGTATCCCCTGTATGCCTATAGCACCTATCTGAGAATACAGCTCACGGAGCACGGTGATAGTTATTTCCGGGCTTCTCACGCACTTGTAGGCTCTGCGGAAGTCGCCGAAAAGGATAGGCTTTTTTCCCGTTCCTATATCCGGCATCTCCTCGGAAACAAGTACAGGCTTTCCGAGGATAGTGCCCGCATAGCCCTCCGTAAGCTCTCCCTGATGGAAAAGATACTGACCTGTGCCGTCCTTGAGCTTTCTGATGTGGCAGAGGGTGTTGTTGTTCATCACCCACTTAGCGTTGGTGTAATAGGTGGGAGCGATAGCATGATAGATATCCACGATATCATCCGCCTTGACAGTAGCATTGGAAAGGGTCTTGACTGTACCGCCTGTGAGAAGTCCTTCGGGCTGACCTGTGCCGCTCCCTGCAATAGAGCCCTTTTCAAAGCACTTTGCAAAATCAAGGGTGAACTGCTGCTCTATCTCGGGGAGCACATCGAACGCCGCTTCATAGATCATTTCAAGTGTTATGACGGATGTAGAACCATACTTGTACTTATCTATGGTCTTTGTCGTCCAGCGGCTCTCCGTCACCGCAAAGCTGCCGCCCTCAGCTACGAAATCACCGCTTGCCTTGTAGTCCTCGTTCTGAACTATCTGCTTGTAGGTGCCTGCGGAAACTACGGTAGTCACCTCATTGATGATGGGGCAGATCTTTGTCGCCTTTTTGATGATATCCTCGGAAAATTCGGACATCTTTACGGAAGAGTTGTTCCCGAGGGTGGTCTCGTTGGCTCTGTATTCCGGTGCGGCGTTGCCTCTGACAAAATCATTGATGATCTCGCCGTAGCTGCGCACCTCAACATTCTTCTCCATGGCTGTTGCCTTGTTGGCAAAGATGACAGCTCTCTGCTCTGCCAGCTTTTCCGCCATCGCATCCACTCCCCTGATCTTCTCGATCAGTTCGTCTGCCTTTGCGCTTTCCTCATCGGTGTACTGTCTCTTTTCCTCACCGACCGTCTTGTTGAGAGCTTCAAGCTCCTCGACAAGCGCTGCCCTGGTTTCCATGATCTCTTTCTCATTCATGAGAAAATTCCTCCTTTTGTTTTTGTTTGTTTATAATAAAAGCGCATAGCCGTGTGACTATACGCTTATATTTATTGGTACTTATTGATATCTGCCTATGAAAATACCGCAGATGTTACTCTGCGGCGGAGCTATTATTCTTCAACGACTTCAAACCATTCAGCAGGATAAAGGTAGTCATCATCATCTTCATCTACAACACGGGCAAAAGTCTGTCCCCATTTTTTGACCGTTTCAAAACCTAAACACTCATAAATATGCCCATGCACTAACGATAAAGGGTCGTTTTTATCTCCGATATATTTAACCTTCATCTTCAAATCACCTTTTGATTTTCAAATCAAATCGTTTTCCTTAGATGTTACTCTGCGGTAGGGGTATCAATCTGAAAACTCGTACTCGTCTTCATCTTCATCTTCATCATCTTCATCGTCTTCTTCATCAGGCACTTCAACGCTTGGATCTTTTAGTGATGCCATAAGGGGGTGTTCTTTTTTGAATAACTCTCTTTCCTCATCTGTCATATCCCAATAATCAGTCCAAAGGTTATAAATTTTCTTTCTGTCAAAAGAAAACTCCCACGGACCTTGAATATCTTCTTTATAGCCTACTTCCCATATTTGTTTGCCTTTTTCCCTGTAAAAGTATCTTTCAGGTTCATTTCGCATATCCTTTTGCTCCTTTTTGCTGTTTGTCAGCCGATGTGTTAAGGTAACCTACCATTTCTTTAAAGCCTACTGCTTTAGGCAGATCAGAAACTTTTACCATTGATGCCCCACTGTAATACCCGTGAAATCGTGAGTATCCAAATCGTTTGGAAAAAGTATCGGTTTTTGTCATAGGTTTCCAACCCTTTTTTCCGATTCCTGATTTATAGATTACACCCGGTTCTTGCTGTAACTCCAAATAAAACAGTTTTCCACTGTCTTTTTTTACTATTGCGCAATGCTTTCCAGCACTCACTACATATTCATCCCCCTCATTTATATTGTTGGACATGAATTTCATGATTTTGCCCGGCGTGGCATCTTTGCCGAATTTAACATTGTTGCTGTCAGGCAGTTGTTTTATTCTGCTTCTGTTATCGGTTGCAAACCAATCTTGACTTTCGCCGCCTCTATAATCCGTTACATCATATCCGGCTTTGTTTGCAGCATATGCAAAAGCAAGTGAAGCACATGATCCTTTAGTCTGATCTCCGCCGCCTAATTTATCTATAATAGCCTCTTCTGATAAGGGTTGCTTTAAATCAACAACTTCCTTATATTCGATCTTTGTCTTTTTTAGCTGTTCTACATGTACAGAAAAATCCCCGTGCTTTCCATCTTCTATTGTACTACTTTTGCTTTTGCCTGTCAATCCCTGATTTGAATTTGTCGCCTGAGAAGCGACATTTTTCCCATTCAGCAGCTGGTCTATCTGCTCCTGTGTTGCATCTGCTTTCGCAAGCACTGTCCAGTTCTTATCGCCTTTGGTATCTGTGTAGTAGCCCTTGCCTTTCTGACCTTTTGCCACTGCGAGGACCACGCCGTTCACACCGCCGCCGCCTTTTCCGCTTGTAAACTGTCCGTTCTTCGGGTCGTGATACGGGTTATATCGCTTTTCTTCCTCTATAAAAGCCCTTATCTCATAATAACGCTGCTTTGCCTTAATCTGCTTTATCTTTTCCGCCATAAGAAAGCACTGCACTTTCCCTTTCATATCTTCCATATTTCTGACTACCCTCTACACGCTTATATTTATTGATATTTGCCTATGAAAATACCGCAGATGTTACTCTGCGGTGTTGTGTGGGTCAAAGGTATTTTCGAGTGTGTTCGGTCTGTAAAAAATTCAGTTTGCCGTTCTCTTTAGTTATCATCAGAACAAGCGGCATTGGTGTGTCATCAAGTAATCCGAGCCTACCTTTTGTTGGGTCAGGATCTTGGTAAGCAAGTGCAAGCTTATTAGGTGCCCAGCTTTGAGCAAGATTCTTTACCTTTTCAAAACTAAGATTGTTCAAAACACAGTATTTCTCAATATCATTAGACCACTCATCAAAAAGTTTACACATTTCGCTCACTCCTTTCCAAACACAAAGTAGTTACCTTTTGAATTGTAAATAACACTCGTTTCTTGGTCAAATTCCCGTAATACCAAAACATCTCCCAAAGATGGCATCAGCACATTATCACTTACACCCGGATGTGTGTGACCGCTCCATTTATAGCCTTGTGAATTAAGTTCGGACGCATCTTCAGGAGAAATATTGACCTTTACAGCATTCCCACGAATGATAAGCCGCTCGTTTTTATTTGTAAACATTGCGTATTCATCACCTGTGTATGCTGTAAGAGCGGAGAGGTCACTCATGTTGACATCATCTCTGCCTACTGTTGTTCTGCTGTCATAATCCGGTAACTTTTCAAGTAATGCCTTTTGACGGTTATTGAGTTCAACACCCTTGTGCAAAATGGCGTTAGGGTTTCCTTTGCCTGTATGACTTTGCTCAATTGGGCTATCAATAGACGAAATCGACACACTCTCACCTCTTGTACCTATTGTATCACTTTGGGATGAGTTTGTCAACCCCGATTTTCCGCTTGCAAATTGTCCGTTCTTCGGGTCGTGATACGGGTTATATCGCTTTTCTTCCTCAATAAAAGCCCTTATCTCATAATAACGCTGCCGTGCCCTGAGCTCTCTCAGCTTTTCCCCGATGAGGAAGCACTGCACTTTCCCTTTTATATCCTCCATAGCTCTGACCGCCAAAGCCTCTCACCCGGCTATGACCTTGTTTTCAAAGTTTTCAAAATACTCAGCATATTCTTCGCTGATGATCCTTGTCTCTTTCACTTCACTTTCACCGCCTTCATCGTCTTGCACAGCCGCATGAACTCCATCGCCTCATCCGGGCTCTCAAACTCCACGAACACACGGTATTTTTCGTCCTTGCCATACCCGTTCCTGCCCGCCGCCTTTATGACCTTCGGAAAGTCCGTGTATGCGTAATCAAGGTCAACATTGCCGCTGATGCCGTCTATCCTGCCCTTGTCGCTGTACTGCCACATCCCGTAGCTGCCCCGGTATGCACATTCCTTTGCCCACTGCGCCACCCATACGGAATAGCTGTTTATCAGCTCGGTGCTCACATTGTTTTCCAGTGCGTCCTTGCCCATATACACCCCCGTGAAATACCCTGCGTTTTCCACCGCATCGCAGAAGGCCTTCACCATGGCAGTGCAGTTGTTCTTCCCCGTCCTGAACGGGAAGTAATTGTAGTTCGGGTCCTCTTCAAAGTCCAGATATACGGGATATTCAAATTTCTTGCCCCTGATGATATCAAGGAAGGTCTGCGCCTCCTTCGCCGCCGCTGCCGGTGTCAGCGACCGCAGGAACCAGTAGCAGCCCACATGGAGCCCTGCTGCCTTTGCGTTGTTGTAGCTCAGCTCAAACATCTCATCCTTCGGCTGTGATATGCCTATCCCTGCCCGTATGATGGCAAAATCAATGCCTGCCGCCCTGACCTTGTTGAAGTCTATCGTCCCGTTGTGCTTGCTCACATCAATACCTTTGACTGCCATGTTCACACCTCACAATGTTTAACCCTGTCACGTTCCTCAGCCCTCTTTGCATCGTTCCATCTGTTGAGATCACCCACAAGATACCCCGTGATGCGCCTGATGCGGTCAAAGGGGGTGATGTGATAGTACAGGTCAACAAATTCACCGTCTACTACCACCTCCAGTTCATAACACCCGGGGTGCTCCTTTTCCGCACGCTGTATATACAGCTGCTTCTCTTGTTCCGGGATATCACCCGTTACCTTTACCGTCATCGCCTTCACCCTCTCCCGTGTCGTCCTTGTCGTTCTCCTGCTTCAATTATACATTATATGGCATATTAAATAATAATAATCCCAAAGGGTTGTAGCAACAATCGTCCTAATGAGATAATTAGTATGATAACCGTTCACTATTTCATAAGCAAAAGTTACAACACCCGTTATAGATATAATGCAAAAGAATATAAACCAACGCTTTTCAGTCTTGTTCTTTTTCATCTTCATCGTTCTCCTGCCTGAGCTGCTTCAAAGCCCTTTGCAGTATCTTCGGATATACCACACCGAGCTGCCCGAAGTTCTCCAGTATCGACAATCCCTCATTGCCTATGTAGTACAGTGAGACCACCGTCCGGAATGTGCCGTTGCCCGCCACCACATAGCAGTCGATGAGGTTGCCGACACCCACAAGCGCCAGTATACATATCTTTTTTGCGAGCCCCCAGAAGCCCACCTCAGAAGACAGCTCGTGCCTTTTGCCCGCAGCCATGACACCGGTGACATAATCCACCGACATAAACGCCAGCAAGGTTATCAGCACCCCGTCCACACCGCCGAGATAAGCAGCGATACCCGCCACGACGCTGCCGAAGATCATCTTGAATGACTGTTCGTTCATATAGTCACCTCCTATATCATCCATATCGCCATATTTTCCTATAAAAATACCGCATAGCCGTAGCTCTGCGGTATTTGAATATTGCCTTCTAACCAACGAATACTTCGTCACTGCCCAGTATCTCATACTGCATCATCATATACACTGCGTTTATCAATGCTACCACCATATCCACCTTGCCCTTTGACTTCTTTTTGTTCACATACATATTCAGATTTGTGTCAAGGGTACACTGTGCGTTCTCAAAGGAGTTTTCAAGAAGCATATTGCTCTCATATCTGAATTTTCCCTCAAGGATGTATTCTCTCAGAAGCTTTGTAGCAGGGTGCAGTATCTTTGAGTGCTGCACTACCTCCGTGCATTGTATAGGTTCATCGGCGTTTTCAAGCTTCTGCATGGTCGACATGGCGTTGTAGCGGTCAAATCCCGCTCCCACTATCGTAACGCCGCACTCCCGCTCAATGTTCAGCAGATATTTTTCCACAAAGCTGTAATCTATGATCTCATCGCCGCAGGAAAAGCAGTCGCCTCTCGCTATGCTCCTCTTGTAATCGAATTTTTCCGCATCGGATTTCATATCTATCTTTGCAGCAGGGATAAAGCCCTTTACCCGTGCATATATGATATCCTCATCCCTGTCGTACTTCACCATAGCCTCTGCGGTGTTATCGTCCGACTGCGAAAGGTCAACTCCCAGATACACATCGCTCCCCGCCCAGTCTATAGCCTTCACAGCACATTTTCTCACTGCATCTATGCCCACATATCCGGCGGCTCCTATGCTTTTGTAATGTATGTTGCAGTGCTTGCAGAGGAAATTTTCACGCTTGTTTTCAAAGAGTATCGCCATCGTGCGGTTCTTCACAAGCTCCTCAAATGCCTCTTTATCCTCTATCGCAGTGGGATTTGACTGATACAGCACCCTGTCATCCGTCTGCCAGTCGGCTTGTATGCTCTCATCCGGCTCATACAGCAAAGCAAATATATCCCGCCTGTCCATCCTGCCGTCAATGGCTCTCCTCGCTGTGTCAAGCTCATCATCAAAGCCGTTGTTCTCGTTGGGGTATATGGTGGATATTATAACGCCCAGCTTGTTTTTTAGCCTTATCTGTGATGATCTCATAGCCTCTATCGGGTATGACACCATGTCCGCCGCCTCGTCCGCAAGCCATATATTTGCCTGTTTTCCGTCAAGCTTGTCGTTTGAGTATGCGAGGGGAGTGTATTCTATCTCCGTTATGCTGCATTTTATGTAGTCCCTGCATATGCGGAAATGATCGCACAGCAGCGGAGAAAATTTCAGTATCTTCCTTACTGCGAGCCTCAGCTCGTTTGAAAGCTTGAAATTCGGAGCTACCGAGAAAAAGCGTGAATAAGGCGGCTCAAGCAGCATACCCACAATGAATATGACCGCCGCCGCAAAGGTCTTGAAGTTCTTTCTTGCTATCTCAAGCACTGCCGTTGTGTAGAGCCTCTTTCCGGTCTTGCTGTCCATAGTGCAGTATACTGCCGTTATGAGCCACATCGCATAAGGCTCCAGTCCCTCATCCATAGGGCATTGAAGATCGGGATGCACCATCAGCCGCATTATGTTTATTATCCGCTCATGTTCCTTTTCGTCCACATATGCAGCCCTGTTTTTTCCGTCGGCTATCTTTATCCATATCTTAGCCTGCCGTATCACATATTCGGGGACTTTGCCGCCCTTCCTGCTCCTTGCACAGCTCAGCGCATACTGATATCCTTTGTTGTCATGTATATTCATTTTTTTATATAAAAATGCACCGAACATACAGCCGGTGCACAGATTGCTATTAAAAATTCATTTGATACCGTTTTTTCTCATTGGAATACTGTTCGTATCCTATTATGTTTTCTTTTTGCATTCTGCCGATAACAATGTAGGGCATAACATGCTGTTTCTTCGCAAAATCTTCTATCAAGGTGTATGCGGCTTGTTTTTTATAGCTTTGAGTAAATTTTTCATAATCGTTTTGATCAAGAAGTGCGTTAGCAGCAAAGAGATCAGCGGCGTTCTCCTTTTTAGGGTCAAGCCCGTCAATATCTATAAAAGAAGATTTTGATAGATCACCGTTTACAAGATGCCCGAGTTCATGGAATAATGAAAACCAGAATATATCAGCATATGCTTTTCTTATGGTCATACAAATTCTGACAGCATCATCGGAACGCCTGTATAAATATCCTTGAACAGGAGCCCCTCTGAAATGCTTTACTATTTCAAAATCAATACCGTATTTCAGCAGTGTGTCTTTGATTTTATCTCTTGGTACTGTGTCAGAATCATCTGAAAGCATTATATCTTTCAACTCGCCTATAAGAGAATTGATTTTTGATTTATCGAAAGGGGCACAGCTTTCCATACCATTTTCTTTAAGCTGACAAATCCGAATCCATGCGTTTAATATATGGGGGTCAACTTTTGTATTATTACTTAGTCTGAATGCACTGGCATGAGGAATATTTCCGAGATTACATAAACTGCTTACTTGAAAAATCTTTCTAAGGGAGAGCACCAGTGAATTTGCTTTTTTATTTGTGAGCAATAAGCCTCTGCTTTTAAGATATTTTACAATTTCGTTAAGATGTTTGCAAACTTCCTTTTCTTCCTCTGTTATGCTTGTTTCTTCTTCATATTCAAGCATTTCAGCATCATATTTTGCTTGAAGATTGAGCCAAAATGATTTTGGAACACCAAGAGCGTATTCAAGCGCCATTGCAAAATTTTTGGATATATCTTTTTTTCCGGAAATTACATTTGTCACAAATGTCTGTGAAACACCGGTTCTTGCAGCCAGTTCAGTTTGTGTCAAACCTCTTGCTTCAAGAATGTCGGCAATAGTTTCCCCGGGATGAATGATAAGTTCACGGGATATACCAGTTTTCTTTGTCGCCATGATAATCACACACTCCTTTCACTTCAATCTCTTCACAGTTTTTTACATCTTCATCGTCAGTTTTTAATTCTATTATCAATCGCACATTTGCCGTTATTCTCAAAGAATAGGTTGGAATTTTATAGCCGCTTAAACTTTCCGGATGCCCCAGTCCGAGAGAAAGAAATACTCCAAAATTATCAGAAGCCTCCAATTGATTTATAAGTTTCTTGATCGCTCTGACCCAATCAAACTTGAGTTTCTTTTGCATTTGATTATAATCAGTAAATATTTTTTCTATTTTCTTATTCGGATAAGAAAATTTCAATATTTGCTCACCCCGATGCTATATACTATATAAACCAATTGGTTAAATATAATTATAACATGACAACAAACTTTTGTCAATGGTTTTGTTAGTGAAAAATCATCATATTTTTATGTGAATATCGCACAAAATCTATACAAAAAGCACACCTCTTCAGACCTTTGCCCTCACGATATCCTGATAAGTATGCCCCGTGAGATATGCAGAAACTTCCCGTCCCCTATGGTCACCTCTGTGAACTTCGGAAGGTCTCTCTTCTTCGTGAAGTATATGTCCGTCTTTGTATCCTCCATATATAGCGGGAAAGCGATAACATCGGAATAATCATCATCGTACAGATATATGGTAGATGAATTTATCGGGCTGTCAGTGATGCTCCCAGCTAACGACCATGTCCCTTTCATACGCTGGCCGTTCTTTAGCCCATCCATGAAGTATGTCATCTGCGCCGGCTGAGCGTTTCTTTGTGGAGACGATTCAAACATGTAGGCGGCATCGTAGTATATGAAGGTCTTGTCTCCATATGTGCCGTAAACGAGCACGATATAAGGCGCATTATTAAAATATGCGTCTCTGAACAGCATTACATTGATGTTGTTTATCGTTCTGAACCTCAGATCCCTTTCGTTGATTATAGCTGAATCACGGTACATTGTTCCGCTGTTATACTGAGACGTTGACGCGTGCTTTAAATTTGTCTTTACTGTGAAATATGTGTTACCAACATCGAAAAAAAACATACAAAACAATTTATTGGTGTCTTTTTTCAGAATAATAGAACCGTCATCAACGTTCCACATTAAGTCTTTTTCCAGTTCCGGAATAGCTGCGAACCATGTTCTGGTAAAATCATTGTCTAATCCACGTCCGTCTTTTATTATCCAACCTGTATCTGCCATTTTAATTAACCTCCTCGACCGGTATAGCCTCACCTATTACAGGATCGGCTGTTGTTCCTCCGCATCCTAAGCCGCCGATAATTGCTCCGCCGCTGTCACCTCCCTTCGCCTTTACCTTAAAAGGGAGCACGCTCTGCCCAGCTCTGACCTCTATTCCCTCTGCGGGATAGCACACCCTTGCCCCACGCTCCGCAGTGTAATCACTGCCTGCCGTGTCAAGGTATATGCTGTCAGTGAGCACACCGTCATCTATGAGGATATACCCGTCATCACCTATGGTGTAAATCCCGTCACCCTGTTCAACTGGTGTGCCTGTAAGAGATACAAGCGTTCCTTTCGGTGCTTTTACGCTGAAAGCATTATTTGTACTTGAAAATGTTATCTTCATGTTTACCTCCTTATGGTACTATGTAAGTGAGTTTATTTTCAAGGACTTGCTTAAATGATACATATGCCACAAATTCGTACATCCTGCCTTGTTGCGGGCCTGAAAAGCTACTCGGCGAATAATATCCGTTGCTTGCTATACTAAGCGCTACCCCGCTCTCTACTTTTGGCAGCACCTCGTTAAGACCACTATATAGCCGCTGTGACAATCTGTTGACCCTTGCAGTGGCTGTTGTATAAGTGTATGGATTGTTACCTTCTGGTATATCGTGTTCCCACCATTGCGACCACACTGTGTTATATAAGTTTTCATCCGTCCCGTCATCGTGATGGTTTACCCTATAAACAAAAGCGTTGGCATCTGAACCGTCATCATTTCTTACTCTATGATTATATTGTTTATACTTTCCTGTGGTAAAGTTATAGTCATAGCTATAATAATCCTGTGAAAAGCCACCGTCACCGTCTCTTCCAGGCATACCAGTGTATCTATGATATGCCACTTCGCCATCATATATTGTATTCTTAAAGTAATACTGCCCTGAGGTCTCACCCCAATACCATGCGGCTGCCGCCCCCATATAATCCCTTAAAATATATCCATCCGTGTTGAAAGTTGCACTGTAATCATCGATTGTCAAAGTGGTCTCAACACTGTTCGTGCAGTATTCGGTTGGCTGTGCATTTACCTGATAAACCTCCCAACGATTATTGCTCACATCAGGCACATAATAGGAACAGCTTAATGTGTCTTGCTTTCTGTTTACGTTTGTTGTAAGTGTTATTTCCAGCCCACTGTTATTCTGTATAAGAGAAGGGAACATATAAGCATAATTTTGGAATTCGGGATGTGGTACCCCATAGTCATTGTTCCTAAAGAATGGTGTAGAGTTCGAGTATACACCTGGGTAATAAGCATAAGTAGGATTTGTTAGCTCTCCAACATTATCCTCTAATAACGCATATGTGTTTCTATGCTCAAGATATGGTATATTACTTGCGCCAGGTGTAAATGCGGTTACAGCTAACAGCGTATGAAGCGATGTAAAACTTACACTTCCGCCATCTGTTATTGTGAATGGTCTGCTTGATGTCGCTATCGTTCCATGTGTGCACGCATATTCTATGTATTCATACTCACCAACAGGCAGTATCAAGGTAGATACTGTTGCATTAGTATACAACGGCTCTTCTGTGATGACAGTTCCAGAAGCATATCCGCTGTAATTTTTTAAAAAGCCTCGTGAACCACTTCTGCCAACATATCTCCCTGTGGTTGTTTCACGAATATAAAAACTACAATTACAAGTATAACCGCCAAAATAATTGTTAGGAACGCTTGGAATGCTCCCCCACGCTTGCGTTATTGTAACAGTACCAACTTGACAGTCTGCTGGCACATCTACAACAACAATGTCATATCCGTCAAGCTGTTCATCTGCGGCTGTGTATGTGCCGTTAGCGGTTATGAACTTGTGCCCTACAACAGGAGAAGAGCCGCCCTGCACCTCCACCCCCACCGTCACCCCGCTGTAGCCGTCCGCATTGTCGTCTGCGGGGTCGTAGGTGTATGTGCCGTTCTCTGTTATGGTTACATTCTTCTGCATAAGCTGGGCATCGCTGCCAAGCATGATGGCCGCACTTGCAGCTATCAGATCACCGCCTATCACTCCGTTCATGCACTCACCTCCGTATTTTTGGGTATAAAAAAACCGCACATTGTTCATGTACGGTGAGTGTTATTCGGCTTTTTCCTTGTTCTCCGGGTATGGCAAAGGCGCATATCCTCTCGATATACGCCGCTGTATCTGTGCTTTTCTGTGCTCTGTGCGCACTTTCGTTTATACTATTTTAGCACATATCAATAGTGACACGCAATAGTAATTATCAACAAACTTAGGACGGCTGTTTTGTTACTTGTGGTGTGGCAGCCATTCATTTTTTGCGTTCATCAATGCTTGTAAAGGTTTGTCGAAATGCTCTTCGAGATATGCTGCACACTCATCACAGAGGTCTATCCCATAGATCCCCCGGAGATCATATCTGCCTTCGGTGAAATATGTCGGATGATTGTATTCATTTTCGGTCATCTCTCTAACAGCACCGCATTTGTCGCACCTTACTGATATCATCTTCATTTTGCTGTACCTCCTATGATCTGTTTTATGGCTTCAAGGCTCTCATCCTTGCCGGTAGTGCCCGCAACCGCAAGCTTCGCCCTTGCCTGCGGCGATAGCCCCAGCTCCTTGCAGGCTCTGTCAAAGGTCTCTTCATACTTTTTCAGCTTCTGGCGGAAATTCGGGTCGTTCATGCACTGCTCTGACGGATCCTTCTCACCGCTTGCTATTTTCCTGATAGTTTCGTTTTCCTCTGTGATACACGCTCTTATCCCGTCTATGGCAAATGCAGCAAGCTTGATTATCGTGTTATCAAGAGAGCACAGAAGCTCGGCGTCTTCAAGACTGTCAAGTATCTCCAGGGCAATGGCTTTCTGCTGTCTTGAAAGCCCGGCACATATTTTTTTGATATCCGGAGGAGCTTTTCCTTTCAGCTTTTCTTCGGTCTTTTTCCTTTTACTGATCTCTTCGTTGGTTCTCTTGCCGTATGCAAGGTCTATCGGCTTTGCAGGTCTTCCCAAAGTGATCCCCCTCATTTCTTCGTATTCATGCAGCCCCGCATAAAAAAATTTTTTTCGCCTTTCGCTTGACGCTCACTCTTGACAGAACCCTCTGCGGCTGTTGCTTTTGCGCTGCCGAGCAACTCAAAAGCAGAAACTTGTTATCTGAGCCGCTCGGCTGTCCCAGTGTAACAGCCGCAGAGGAACCCGTCAAGAGCCGGCAAAAATTTTTTTCTGCTCACTGCGGACTTTTTTCTTTTCGGGGGCGTTTCGCCGCCCCCGTACCCCTCACGAGCCGGGACAATCTAAAAGCAGAAATATCAACCGGTCTTTAATGTGATGCTTCGTATCGCTCTTGAATGGATACGGTATATGTGCCTTACGGAATAACCTGTCTCACGGGCTATCCTTGCCCATGTTTCACACATCAGATATCTGCGGATCAGGATTTCTCTTTCCGACCGCTTGTCAAGCAGGGATATGAGTTCATACGCACGCAGCCTCGCTCTGCACATCTCACGCTTGCAGACACAGGCACGCTCCCGATACTCTGCCGCTTTCAGGAATCGGGCTTCCGTTGTGTTTCTTCCTGCGGTCCCGGATATATGCTCTCTGAAGCTCTTGGGTGATATGACCGTTTCCTCATACTGCCTCGCACGGGTCAAAGCAAGCATATACATCTGACGGGCTTTTCTTGCTCTGGACAGTTCGGCTTTTATATCCATATCTGTCATCATGGCTCCACGCTTTCTTAAAATCGGGATTTCTAAACTCTTGTGTGTATAGAGG